CATATCAGCCTCCTTTGTATGGACTGCCAGCTCCGTGAATGGGTTATCCGCCATCTGGACAGGCAAATCAGTGACTTCATAAAGACGATAAAGCACGATCTGCCTGGGGTCCGCCTTGTCACGGATCGCCCAGCCAGTGTGCGACATACCAAGATCGTATTCTTTCTGCACCCGCATCAGCCCCACGGCCTCCGGCTCGGTCAATTTCCCGCTCATTACCAGGAAACCGTTCTCATACCCCACGAAATCGACCGGATGCGCGCGCACCGTCCCCGGCGCGTGCATCGATGTGAACACCGGCGCGCGTTCCATGTTCTTCTGCACCCAGTCCACATATTCGATATGCGCCGCTTCGGTCAGGATATCCTTCGAACGGTCGATGAAATTATTGCTTACCCAGCCCACCCAACGCCAATCCCCGTTGGCGTCCTTCTGGATGGTGATGGCATTCCCCTCTTTCTCCATGGAAGTCTCGATTCCCATCTTCTTTGCCGCTGCGCGAATTCTGGGGAGCGCCCGTTTCGCGTCCGCCGCCCCTGGCCCGCCTTTCTTGATCTGTTGGGCCGCGCGCGCCAGGGCATTGCGCACGTGCGCCTTATCGTGGATCGGATACTTACGTTCTTCCGGCAGGGCAAAATCAGCATCTGGCAATTTAGTGCGCGCGCCCGAGGTCAGCGTTCGTTTCTGGATGCCATCCCAGGCTTTCTCGAAGATGTTCATAGTACGCTGGTCATGGGCAAGCAGCGCCTCCACTTCCAGCAGTTCCGGGTCTTCCTGCTCTGCTTCTTTGAGCATCTGCGCTGGGGTATCCATGATATGTGTGACGATATTCCCGAAATCGTTCCCGGCCTTCTTGATCGCATCTGCCTTCTCTGTGCCTTGCAACATAGGGGAGTGGATGATATTGCGTACCAGGCTCTGCACGTCCCAACCGGCCCGGCTGATCATCATAGCCTTTTCTTCGGCATCGCGCGCCGCTTGCAGCTCCTCGAAAGTGGTCGGGGCGTAGGTATAAGCCATCTCCTCGGAATCGGAATAGTAATCTTTCTTGACTTCTTCGGGATCACCCTCGGAATCGTCTCCCAGTTCCAAAAGAGACGCTTCCTCGGCTGCGTTCATTTCCTCTTCGCTGATCTCTGCCAGCGCTTCTTTTTCCTTTTCGAGCTGCTGCCGTTGCATACGGTCGCGCCTGGTCTTTTCCTTGATCCGGTTCGCCTTGCTCATAGGCCTCTCCTTGACATTCGCGTACAGTGCGCGTTTATGCGCTTGCGCCTGCGCGGGAGTCTTGTGGCATCCGCCAGGCACGACTTTCCCTTCGGAGCCATCTGCGTTCAAACGGTGAATGCAATTACCCTTGACTTGCCACGGCATCGCTTTTCCTCATAATGGAAATTATAGCATGTTCTAGTACCATTTGTAATATACTTTTTGTTATAAAAAATCGGCTCTCTCGAGTTTCATTGTACATTGGATAAAATCTATCACAGAGAATCATGAGGAAGCTCTTTTATAATGGCCTCTGCACCTTTTCTGATCGAAATATCTTCCTGCCCAAAAATTACAGTCATATGTTCTCCGGCCTTTAGGGTTATAGGGGTCTGAAAATTGATTCCATAAACAGTTTCAACAACAATCGGAATACCAAATACTCTTCTGAAGAAATTCAAAAAACCTTGTGTTCCATTCGCCGGAACTTCCTTTTTATAATAAATCATTGCGGCCTCCTAAAATACGCTTGAACCGATTCTGATCGCTTCCTGAACATCTTCCTCGAACTGCGGCATAATATTTTCCGCGATGGTTATATCAAAATCGCGTGCATCGAAGCCTGGGTGACGTGGAATCAAAGGAGTGGTTACAAATTGCCCTGACCTTTGTTTTGCCCGGCTGGATATGACTCTCGGCCTGGTCGCTGCCCGGTATCCCAGTTGGAAGCGCAGCATCCCGCCATGCCTTGCTGGAATCGGATGCGGGGGGGAGCCTGCGTTCACGATCCCATATTGTTCCTGGGTGGTGTACACCGTCGCAGAAATATAATCGTTGCCGCTCGCGAATTTCTGCGAGAAGTTCGGGCGGTTATCCCAGCCTTCGGTAGTCTTATCGAACTGCCGGCGCAGGTCCGGCGCCGTCTGGTTCCTGAGCGCCCTTTCGATCTCATTTCGTACCGCCGCGTCGTCGAGCAGGCTGTCCGGCACATCTACTTTGATCTGTACGCTGATTGCCATTATCTGATTTCCTTCCATTCCAGCGCTGCGGCGGCGACTGCGTTCTGAGCTCCCACGCGGATAGCTGCCACAGACAGGATGTCGCCAACTGCTCCGGCATAATCGACAGAGAGCGGCACTCGTCCCGTAAATCCTGGGGGAGTAGGCGCCGCGCGGTTGCCGCCCGAGCCGGCGTAACCTGCGCCGATCACAGTCCCGCCCGTCAAGGCCGAAGCTGCTACGTCCACATTCACCAAGGAATTATTATCCACACTGGCAAACGCCGCGCCGGTCAGGGTTGGGTTGAGCACCAGCCTGTAAAAAAGTGGGTTATCCGATAGGATGGACAGGGCTGTGGGGATCACCAGTCCACGGTTGATCTTACTGTTGAAGGTCGCTTTGAGTTGGATGGAAACCAATGGGATCAGGATAGTGGAAACCGTAACGGTGGTAGCCACATTAGATGCCGTAAAGGGGAACCCAGTCAGGGTGAACAGATCCAGCCCTCCCTCGCTCTTGACCGTCCCGCAGATAGCCAGCATTTGCGCGCCCGCATTCGCTGGAATAGTATAGCGGAATCCAACTCCATTGTCCGCGTCAAAATAGCCAATTTCTGAGACGGTATTCCCCCCAGAATTATAGATCCGCCAGCATAGCGGCAGGTTTGGATGCTGCCAATACCCATTCCTGCGTATATTGTCATTATAGATTTCGTGGCAGGTGATCTCAATGCCGTTACGCACCAATCCAAAACGCACTCGCCCTGTTTTCAGGGATTGGAAATCGATGGCGAATATCTGGCTTTTGCTCCAATCCACGTCCGGCAGCAAGTCCTTATTCCAACTGCCCTGGTTGATCACCTGCTCGACCCCATTATTGCGCACGAATACCGCCGTCGTCCCCCCGCCGAGCCCGGCATAATCGAGCGTGCCGGTCATATCGATTTTCTGTCCATTTCCAGGCGTATAAGGCGCCGCGTAGTGTGACGGGAAACTTGCGCTGGTGCCCGCAGTTGCGTTCACAATTGCCAGTGTCACATCCCTTGTAGTTGCATTGTGGGTGATCGTAGCTCCGCCCGCCGTGATCGTCTCCATGATCAAAGGCATCGCGTCGTAAGTGAATTCCACATCGATGCGGTTGGCCGGTTCCGAAACCCGCCAGCGTCCAAAGGCATCCACCGAGGGGGAATCTGCGCCTTTTATCCCCAAGTCTATGCTATCGACAATTTCCAGCCCCGTACTCTCGGATACAACCACATCCAGCTTGGTCGCATTGTCCGCCTTTCTGATATACCCGGCCAAGGGGTGCGGGATCGCTGCGTGGAGGATCGCTTTGAGCGCCGAGTTAATTCCCATCCCTGCCAAACATCTTTCGCAGCCTGTCGCCAACGGTCAGGTTGGGTTTCCCGGTCTCCTGCCGCCCCGCGTCCTCCACGATCGTATTCCCGCCACGGTCTCCCACCGGCTGCTTTGTGGCTTGCAGTTGCAGTTTCCAGAACTCTTCCAGCCCTTCGATTTCTTCTTCTTCGTAGATCCCGCGCTTGACCAGGCTCCTGGCGGCCGCTTCCGGCGAAAGAATTCTCGCGTTCACCGCAATTGCCGTCTCCTCCATGGCCTTGGTGCGCACTTCCTGCCGCTCGAGTTCTTCCTGCTCGTCCTTGTCGTTGAAGCGCATCGAAACGCCGCGCGGCAGCACGCCATAATTGCGGAAAGCCTCCGTCAGCGTGCGCATAAATACAGCCGGCCCCTTACCACTGCTCTTGCGATGCAAGATCATCGATTGCTGGCTCGAGCCGATGTTCCCGCCCGGCAGGGGAGCCAGCTCCTGGTAATCGATCCCCAAATCGAGCGCCAATCCCGAGATATACCAGCGCATCTCCGTATCGAAGTCGAACCCATCAGGCAGGCTGGCCAGGTCGATAGTCGCCGTGGAAACCGGCTTTTCTGGGTCAAGAGATGCCAAAATAGCTGGCAACATAAAGCGGATCATACCCTGATTATTGGCTTCTTCCTGCCCACGCACCATCTCGTCCTTGATATCCTGCCGGGAGACACCTGAAACAAAATGAAGTTGCTTATAATGCCTTCCGCTGATTTTTTCATCTTTGAAGATCATGATCGAGCGCATGATCTGAGACAAGCGCAAAGCCCGGCTTACGGCGCAATAACCCACGCCGTTCATGCGCTCGATAGAGGAAGGATAATCCGAAAAGGGGATCACCTGGTACCAGGCCATTTTATGTGCTTCGCCGCTTCGGTCAGTGTACAAAATCGGATATTCCGGGTCCCCCGTGCGCATACATTGATTCGCGTCTAAAAATGCGATTCCCAATACAGGCGCGTTCTCGCCCTTGAAGCGGCTGTTCGCGTCCGCCCCCGGATCGCGGATGATCTCGGTAAATGTCCCATTATCCTGGGTGAACAGGTCTTGTGAGAATTTCTTCATGTAGGCGGTCCAGCCGAAGGATTCCCCCGCAATGGCTGAATTGAGCATATCGGTCACAGCCTGGCCCAGCCGCGCAGGGCCGCGGATTTCCCAATCCAGGGCCGCATTACGGAAGCTCTGGGATACTACCGCGCCCGCCAGGAAAGGTTCCGTGATCCAGAAATCACGCAACTGCCGGTCCCGGAAGAGTACGTTCCGGCCCCACTGCGTGACCGCATCGGCCGCACTGGCAATATTCCATGTGAACGTCATATTCCCGAAATCTGCGCCTTGTTGCGCGTCCGGGAACACCTGCACCGAGCGTCTTAGCGCTTCCTCGGGAAATTGACCATCTGGGGTAAGGGCAGGGGGCCTGCCTGGGAGTGCCATATTATCCCGTTTCCTTTTATCCCGTATGAAACGGGATTATGTTACCTTGGAGAAGAAATAGCCCTGGATCGCGCCGGTCTCCTCCCCTCCGGGTGTGAGCTCGTGGACCATCTGCACGATTCCGGTACGCTTTTCGATCACGCTCCGCGCCTTTTCAGGGAGTCTGTAAACCCACTCTGCCAACCTGGAATATTTGGGAATCTCGCGTAGGAGCTTGACTTCCGGCGCGCACTCCTGCACATGGATGTAGCCATTCATATAGCGCACCATCTCCCCGCCGCCCATTTTCCGGCATTTCACGCACACAAGCGCTTCCTGGCGCGCGGTACGGGCCGAAATGATGGTCTGCACGGCTGTCACCCGTATTTCCGTGCCGCACTGGTTGGCTTTGCCGGGGATGAGCGGGTGCGTGGGCTGGCAGAAAGGGCACAGGAGCGCTACGCCGCTCTTCGATCTCTGGGGAAGCGGTGGAAGCTCGCGGGTGCGGATGGAAGGAATGTGGTTTTTATGTTTCATGTTAGTCTTATCTCAAGAATATCCATATTTTCTCCAAGCAACAAAGTCAGCGAAAACCCGACGGCAACGATCAGGCCAAATAGAGGAGTGCGGTAGAAGGGTTTTCTTTTCATAGGATTGTTTTCTATGCAACTTCTAGTACCACCGTGTTGTCGTAGACAATATCTGCAATCACAACATCCACATCCGCGCCTAACCATTGACCAACCTGCAAACCATCGAAATAACAATCTCGAATAGATATGTCCTGCAACGTTCCTGCATCGTTGATCTGTGCATTGATGCCGTAATGTGCGCCGCTGCCAAGTTCCGAGCCGCTGTCTATGTAGGACAGGTTACTGATGCGCACCTGTTTGATCGTCGGAGCGATGTGTATACCATTGGCCTTTAGCGCGATGACCTGCTGTAACTCTGCAACCAGCCGCCCGCGTATCAGAATATCGCTAATATTCACGCCCTGCACAGTAGCCCCGCAGCCAGCATGGATAAATACAGGCGTTCGCATGTTTACGCCATCCCGGTCGTAGAGGGTGCAGTTCGTGATATTGATATTCTCGACAATCCCCATTGGGTACGGTTCGTTGTGTTCCGCGCCTGGCTTGATGGAGATAACATTCGCGCAGTTGATACCTGAGCAATTGGATGCCGTAACATTGCGAACCGTCATGTTCCGATTTACTTCCGTTCCAATTGCAATAAAACTATAAGCATTCTCAAACGTGCAATTATTGATCGTGATGTTATAGGTATCTCTCTCGATTGCCTTGATTGCGTATCCATCGTCCGACGCGACAAGCGCCTGCTTTTGGTGGCAGTTGCTAATCGCTATGTCGTGCCCCTGGATGTACCAGCCCTGCCGACCGTCTGATGATATGTTATCTATGGTCACATTGTCCGCATTGACCACACCGATAAATCGATCTCGCTGTACCTTGCTGCTATCCAAAATACGTACGTCTCGCAGGGTGATATGACTGCCTTTGATGTCTAACACCTGCTCGTAAAGTGTCCCGCCGTCCTCGTTGACGTGAATCGTCCCGCCCAGGATTTGCACGTCCGAGCCAATCAGAAGAGCGCAATTCTTGAGTGTTACACCATAGAGCATCATAGTTTTATTTACAGTCAACGTTGTCCCTTGCAAATCATAGACTCCCGGTGGGATATTCGCCCCTGCGTCGATTGCCGCCTGAATGGATGGATGCTCGAGCACGGATTGCAAACGGCCCCGAATCAGTTTATGTAATTCGACATGCCCTTTTTCGCCGAGTCCTAGGTCAGGTATCATAAATAATCGCCCATCTCATCTAGTAGCGTATCCGGCTCGCCAGCCACTAAGGGCGGTACACAATTTCAAACTTCGGGCGGTTGCCAGCCGTAGCATTAGATGCGGACGCAAATTGATAATGATTGTCTGACGCCTCCGTCTCAGTCTTGACCAGGAATCCATTATTTATAAACGCCCCGCCCGTTATCATTGCCTGGATTGCGCTTGCTGTCAAAGTCCAGGCCTTGAATTGATTGAGCGTTTCCGTATCTGTAAAATTGCGGCTGCCAATAGCCGCCTGTTCACAGTCCAACGCGCCAAACCCGCCCGCTGTTTGCCAACTATTGCCGGTCGAATATATCTGCCACGTAGCCTGATCCTCCACCCAAGCGCGCAGTGGGCGATGCACCTTGAACGCCACGGCATTAGTTGAATTGTCCGTGATAGCATATAGAGACAAAATCGCGCTCAGGACGGTCGAGCCCGCCGGGATAGACGATAAGTCGAACTTGACTAAGGCGCGATACGTATAAGCGCCCGACCTGCCAACACGTAACGCGCCGTTTGTGGCATAGTTAGTCGTGTCAGCAAAGTTGTTGATAAATGTATCATTCGCTGCCGTCTCGTCAGGTTGGAGCGTCAGGTAGGTAATCGAGAATTGAGTCGCAGCCGTGTTATTGTTACCCGCCGCGTCCGTGCAGACACCGGTGGCAATGTCCATCGTGTTTGCGCCAGCGGCGAGCGTCCAATCCGCTGTAAAGACAATGTTGTCTGCCGTGGCAAAACTGGCAAGTGACCCCCCCGATATGGTGATGTCACCCACCAGAAAGCCCGTCACGGCTTCGCTAAACGTGATCGTCATCGCAACCACGTTAGCGACCGCGCTGCCCGCTGTGATCGTCACAGTCGGCGCGGTCGTATCCTTAGCCCCGCCAGATTTCCCCAAAACCCTGCGCAGAGTAATGTCCCGCCCAAGCAGGTCTTCCCCCAATATCCGAAACCCCATCTCGTCTACCGGACTCATGCGCTGTACTCGTACTCCAATATAGATCCGGCCGTTTCCGCGATGAACTTCAGTACCATCCCGCGCGTGATCTGGATGAAGAGCGGGGGGTCGCCGGCTTTCAGTTGAAAGCCCTTGGAAGCGGTTGGGGTGAATCCGTCCAGGGTGAAGCGTGCATTCTGCGTCAGCGCCTGGACCAGTACGCCGCTGGCGCTATTCGGGATGCTCAACGTCATCGAGGTCCCCGCCAGGGCGGTCGTGTGGTGTGATTCCCCTGGATATTCGGTCGTGATCGGTGTAAATGGCATGGAAGCCTCCTATACCCCTACCGTTCCAATGAGCAACAAGATGCCGGCGATGATTCCACACACGCCGCCAACGATCGCCAGCCAGCGCGGGAGCGCGACTCCGCACATCTGCAGGCCGGCCAGGACGAGGAATATCGGTAAGAACCAGTTAGAGAGAGCGGACATATTCATATCCTTTCAGGATTTTGGTCGATAATCAATAATCTTACTTGATTTCTTACAATTGCACGACTTACACAACGGTTGGCAATTTTCAATGGCATGTTTTCCACCTTTTACAAGCGGTATTACATGATCCATTGTAAGTTTCACACCTTTCTTTCCGCAGCATAAGCATTTGTTTCCGTAAAATTCCACAAGCTCCAACCATTCCTCAGTAGTAACTTTTCCACCATTGAATTTAGTTCTAGCCCTTCTGTTCCTTGTTTTTTCTCTAGTTACTTCTGGATTCCTGGTATCATAATCTCTCTTGCATTGTCTATTTTTCTCAGGATTTCTTGCTATCCAGTTTTTTCTATTTCTATCGGCTTTCTCTTTATTTTGTTGTTGCCATCTTCTGTCATTTTCCTTTTTTTGTTCTTTATTATTCTCTCTATAAATGCGTTGATATTCTACCAATTCGTCTTTATGGACTGACCGCCATTCTTTACAACGAATACCATGTTCTTCCTTGTGATTTTCATAATATTGTTGATCTGCTTTCTTTTTACATTCCTTACACCAACACAATTTTCCAAGTTTTCCGTATTTGAAATTTGAAAAATCGGGCAATGCTTTTTTCTTATTGCATTTCGTGCATATTTTTGTTACACTATTTTTCATCGGAATCTCCTGATAGATTTCGGTCACTCACCTGGATGCGCAAACATCGCAGGTGAATCTATTATAGCATTTTTATTACAAATTCAATCTCATAAGTTCTCTACAACCCATTGCGGCGCACACTGCCAGGTCTATATTTAGCCTTTCAGCCCTTTTTACAATCCTGATTCGGCGATCTTCATTGTCAATTTTCGCATCCGCATTCTGGATATGCTCCGCCATTTCAGGATTCCCCCGGTGCCAATAGCGCCGCTCCCGGATCATATCTCGGAAGAGCGAATCGCCGATCAGACGTTCATTACCCTGTGGGAAGGGCCGGAACCATGCCAGCCCTTCCTGGTTGAGCTTGGAGCAGAAGGAATGTAGTTGGAACTCGTCATAGGCTACTTCGATCACGTTGTACTCGCCCAGGAGCCGCCTGAGCACCTTTTCCATGCCGGGATTTTCGTCAGTGCCGTAGAAATCGATCTTGTGTGTCTTTTTGTCAGGCTCCCACTTCTGCGCGTACAGTTCTAGTACATCTTGGGGATACTTTGGGTGCCTGCAGCCCATCCAAAGCCCCAAAGCTGCCCCCGAAACCGCCGCGTCCAGTGTTATAATCACGCTCTGACGGGTTTTGTCAATTTCAGGCCATTCGGAATCGGAGCGTCTACAGGCATGAAACCACTGCATCGGAAGGAAAGTCTCAGTCGAAGATACCCACTGATTCCGGTGCATCCTGTCGAATTGATTTGGGGGAAGAATAGCAGATTCCGAAGCGTAGTACTCCTTGGTTTGCCACGGGTTGCGCGGTTGCGTGTTCCACAAACACAGCATCCGCGCTTCTTTGTTTACAAACAGCTCCAGCGGGGTAGGCACGCCGTCTGTGACTTCATAGAGTCGCTCCGGCCAAAGCTGTTCTCCCTTCTTTACACCCATTTCGTATAGTGAATATAGTAGCTCTGCTTCCTCGGCAAAGCCTGCGTAAGACTCCACCCACCTGAAAGACTGACCTCGCTTGGTGGGGGATAGGGTCATCTCCGCCCACATATTCTGTTGCGCCTTTGCGTTCGCCCCCCAAAGTTCGCTCCACGTGATCTGGTCGGCATTGGAACCCGCCTCACCGGTCGGATCGATAGGGACTGCCTCGATGGAGGAGCCGGAAGGAAATTCGATAGTATAGCCGTTGATCTTGTAATTTTTGTTTTTTTTAGGGTTGGTCTTGGGA